ATGTCATACTGCTTCACGACACGAATACTGATACCAGCATCCTGATCAGTCTCTCGTGCGCCCCAGACATTCGCCGGCATCTCAATAGGAACTGTAACCAAAGCAAACGCGTTTGGATGGAAGATTAAATTCTGAGGATACACAGAACTTTCTGTTCCAACAAACGCAAGTGCAGCGGTAGTAAGTGGCAGCGCATCCACATTACTCTGAGCATTAGTTGCTCCATAGACAACCGACGGAGTAATAGCGAGAGTCATATCTGCGATGGTATCTGCGTTATCTGCAGTAACAGCCCAGTTATGAAGTACGCCAGTACTCACACCTGACATTGGATTAACCTGGTTAGTTGCCGCAACAGTAAAGATATCACCTTTCTTTACTGTATTCGATCCACCCCAGCCATTAGTTACAAATGCGGCTGCGCCAGTAACTGTAGCTCCGTTCATGAGCGGCGTAGCTCCAGCAGTAAACGCACCAGTTGTATGACGCGCAATATTCTGATCCATGTAAAGACTCAGATTGGCAATCGTTCCAAGATAACCTCTGGTGATAATTTCCTTGGCAACGTTCTGCGCAAAGGTACCTTTCAACCCATCAGCTAATGCCCAGTTAGCAGCCGGATTAAGAATTCCAACTCGACCTTCCTGAGGAGCTGCTTCGTTATCCAGAATTGTCTGAGCATCGCCAAGTGCCTTAAAGGTAGATGGCGTAGTTCCTGGAGTTCCTGCGTAGTTGAAAACATCAGTATACAGACCACAGAGATCTGCATCAACCTGGTTCGCAAGAGCTGCAGTTGCGGGATTAATATATCGCTTGCTGTAGTCCTCAATAGTTGTCGTCAAATCGACAGAACTGAATGCCCAGGAAACGTGTGCCTGAGTTGACATGGTAATGCTGGTCGATGGTTCAGAAATATTCGAGTTACTTCTAGCCTGAGCTTTCGTAGCTCGAAACTTATTAGGCTTACGGATAGTAATGGTCTGTCCGACCTTAACAAACTCATTCTTGTAAGCGGTATGAACATGCTTCGCCATTGCCAGGTTGTTGATCAGCATCATCAACGATTCCTTCGCAATGATCGTAGGGGTAAGTAAAGTATTACTTGCAGCCATTTTAAATCTCCTTAACTATTACCTGCTTCACGCCAAGCCCGATACTCCTTCGGAGACATCTTAAGTGGGTCTTTCTCTATCGCACCTGTAGCCTTCACAGGAGTGATTGGTTCTGGCGTCTTGGTTGTTTTCTTCTTCACTGGTGGAACTGGTTGTACGATGTTATCAGGATTCTCATCACCGCCCCCACTTGCTACGCTGGGCTTAGGCATCTCAGCAACCAACTTCACCTCTATCTTTCCGATTTCCTTCGCAGCTTTTATAACTGACATCTCACCAATTTCAGCAGCTTCATCCGGGTTCTTCCCAAGATAGTAGAAAATATCTTCAGCAATATCTGATTCGAGAATAGCTTCTACCATTCCCTGATTAATCACGAGATCCTTATGGAAGACGAGTACATCATAGTCATCATACTTATCGCGTCCTCTATCAGCAACCTCGACGAGCTCTTGCTCAACTTCTTCTGCAGCTTGCTTCTCATCTACTTCGTCTGTCTTCTTGGTACTCTCAGCCTGCTGAGCTTTTAACTTACTCTCAACTTTCCAGTCTGTAAGAGCTTCAAGAAATGCTTCATCATCTTCGAAGTCCTCTTTCTTAGGTCTCTCAGTATCTGGAATAGAGGCCTTCAACTTCTTCAGTTCGACCTCTACTGCGAGCCGTTTAGTTCTTTCAAAGTCTCGTTCACGCTCTGTTGCGCGCCATTTCTTGGTGAGCTTTCCAATTCGCTTTTCAACGGGATCTTTATCGTCTTCAGTCTTTTTCTCGTCAATGGATTTCTCACCAGTAGGTTTTTCACTAACAGGCTTAGGAACAACACTTAACTTCTCCTCCTTTATAGCAGGTTTGACTTTCTTGTCTTCATCTTCGACAATCTCTTCTTCACCTGTAAGTTCGTCTACATCAGTCTTAACTGGCTCTGTCGAATCTACAGACAGTATATTCGGATTATCAACTCCATTAATAACTCCAGTCGTAGACAACTCTGCCTGCTTAATTTCCTCCAATGTTCTTAACATATCGCAAGTCCTCCTTGAACTTGATGCGGTGAATTCTCACCGAGAGTTAATTGTTAAACTACTTTAATAGACTCTTCCTTAACTTTCTCTAAGACAGCAGAAACAGCTGCATCTACTTTAGACTCAAAAGTTTTCTGTGTAAAAGTAGAAGTTACTGATCCTATCTCAGATTTAAGGGCCGCAATAAAATCATCTAAACTAATAGTTAAAGAGATAGAATCGTCTGTAACTACAGTGCTTATTTTAGGATTCTTCCAGTATCTTGAAATTGTAACAACTGCTTTCACATTACCACCTCTTGAATTAGTCCTTCCTCTTCCACTATTCCAGCAATCACCTGCTGCTTGAAGGCGTACATGATATCCAGCGCCTTCCCTGGAATCGTCACACCATTTAAAAGTTCCAAAATAATCTGCCGTTGCTCTTCTGTGTCAAATAACATGTTTTCTCCTTTCCTAACTTGCAGCCATGAGGCCATGAGTTTGCATCGCTGTTCTCAATCCATTCAGGATACCAGATGCCAATGGATAGAGTGCCGTGAATGCTGCTTCTATCGTATCGTCCACCGTGGCGTCAATCACTCTGTTTGAAACCACCTGAACATCGTCGATTTTGATAATTCCTGTAGAATTGATATTCCCGTTTACGTCAAGAAATTCTCCCGGCGCGTTATCGTTAATACCGATTTTCCCTGCGCTCGTTATTCTCATTCTTTCGATTAAGGTACCAGTCGGATCATAATTGGTCTCGATCGCAAGATACCCGGCTACATTACCGCTAGTCGCGATTTCTTTTTTACCTTGGATTCTGGCAAAAGTAGTCCAGTATCTGTCTCATAAAACTTAGAGCCAAGATGTACCGATGCAACTGGTTTAGTATCTGTACTAAGACCAATATACTCATATTCTTTTCTGTATGGACCTACTACTGGCATAATCTCATCCAAGTTGAAATGGTCAATTTTTGACCTTTCTGACTACTTGTTCTCACGAGCCTTCCTATACTCTTTTGGAGACATCTTCTCAAGAGGCTTCATTTCCTTTGGTTCAACAGAAACCTGCTCCATTTGTAGTTCGACTGTATAGTTTGTCTTTTTCTTCTCACTTGTGCTCTGAGTCTCTGACTGTCTAACCTCAGTCACACTCGCTTCGCCCATAACAACTACCTTATCACCGACCTTGAAATCCTTCAGTGAAGGCATCTTCTCAACTTGTTCAGTCTCAAAGCGAAGTTGAAGTCCATACGGCCAGCGATCCTGCTCACCAGAAAGCTTACAAGGCTTACAATCTTCCCTCATTTCTTTCTCAGTCTTCTTAGAAAGTTTCATATCTATAAGTTCCATTACATATTCCTCCTCTTAATTATTCTCTAATCTTCTTCCGTCTTTCGTTTATTCTCTTTTCGTGGCCTTAATGGAAACTGAGATGGGTGTCCTCTTCTTAGCACATTAACTTTTCGAGATGTTTCAGTTATAGAATTAGCTCTTGTCCACCCTGCAGTCCCTTTCATTCCACGTTCATGATCTTCAGCCTCAGATAGAATAATATCAATGTCTTTGTCAGATACGACGACGCCTCTCTTTGTAGGCATTATAATTTCAGGCCCATCCTCGCCTACAAGATATGGTTTATCTTTTTCAACTGGCCCACCATCTGCGCGTTTACTAATCTTATCTAAACCTTTACCCTGCATAAGTTCTTTCAAAACGTTCTTCGAAGCCTTCTTAGGCAAACCTTTACGATCTGTTGCAGCAAAATCACGCAATGATTTCTTCTTCATCTTGAGCACTCCCACATTCTTCTGAAACACCTTATCAGGATCATGTTCAGCGATAGCCATAAGTCTTTGTTGAGCTTTAGATACTGCTGGCATCTGTACCTCCTATCTCAGCTGAATGTTCTTTTAACCAGAGTTGTGTTGCTGCATCATTATCACTTTTACTTTGTGTTGGCTCAGTAGATTTAATAGACTCTTCCTCTTTCTTAGGAAGAATATTCTCAGTCGTATTTAACTGCGAAAACTCTTTCTCTTTTATAACATTATCTAATTGCATACCTTTAAGTTTTTCTTGTTCCTGAGCAGTCTGAATTTTTAATTTCTCTAAACTAACTTTCTCCTGCTCAAGATTAACTTCTTCTGCGGGATTAGGAGGCGGCACGGGTGGTTCAGCCGGAGGCGGAGCTGTCTCACCCGCTTTAGCCGCTGCGTCCGCAGCCTTCTTTGCCTTGATTTCTGGAGGAAGGAGAAATTCAAGACGCTGCGAAACTTCTTCTGCTCCTGGCCAATCCATAGACTTAGCATACAAGTCACCAATAAGTGGAGCAGCATTTGGATAATACTGAATAAACTCTCTCATAGACTGATTTGCCTCTGTTCGTTGAGTTGTAAAACTTGGACCAACAGTAACTACTACATCATAAGTTCCAACAGAAAGATCATTTAAAACATTTCCTTCAGATGATTCTACGTTAATCTGAGTAAACTCATACTCTCCGTTAACCAGTCCAAGCCTAATAATTCGTTCAGTATCAAGAAGAGCTGGAGCTATATCAACAAGAACTCTTCCAGTATGTTCTAATGATCTAGAAAGATTATCTATAAAGGCAAACGTTCCAACATCACCTTCCTTCTTTCTTTCTTGAATTGCAACTCCACTTCTTTCATTACTCTGCATGCCAAGAGAAGCCCTTTGCAGACCAACAGTATCTCGCATTTCTTGATCTGTTTCTCTAAGTTTTTCTACTAAAGCACTAGAAGCTTGTGGAGGTGCTTCTCTATGAGGCCATCCTGGAGCATCTTTATCCGCATTAACTAATAGATACGAATAGTTCTTCTTGTGCGCTTGCTTCCAATGAGTTTCATGTCCTTTAACTTGCGCAGCAGTAAGAAGATAAGGAACTTTAGGTTGTAACGCTATAATTTCTGTGTCTAAAGAATTCCAATAATTATACATTCTTTGAGAGTCTTTAGCATTCCTAATTAAGCCACGAATATATCTCTTACCAGCAACATTTATTTCCTTACCCCAAACAGGAATAACTGGAATGTATTTCTTTCCAAGCCACTCTCTTGAATCAAGAATCCTATCTCCAGAGAGCAGATACCATACAACTTTATAACTCTGCACCTTTCTAGTACGAATAGGAACCTGTCCTTCTTCTAACTTATCTACAGCCTTGTTATCTTCAAGAAGGTAGATAGTCTTTTCAAATGACTCTTTGACAAAATACTCAGCAACACGAACTGTATCCTTTGTTGCCCAGCCTTCTACATACTGATCGCTGGCAGCATTAAATGGCATAGAATCAACCTTGTACTTTTCCTTGTACTCTTCCTTATCCATATCAGTAATAATAAAACAGTACAAAGCATCAGAACAGTCATACTCACTATGCTTACCCCAAAACACTGACAGAGCGTTATCAATTTTCTCAATATAAGCTTCCTGCTCAAATGCACTGTCAGAAGTATACTTAGTAATTACTCTCCAAGCACCATAACCACAAGCAACCGCATGCTCAAACCCATGATCTATGGCAATATCTGACTTAGAAATCTGCTGAGTATGCTTAATCCACCCACCAAGAATAGTGGCTACCTTACTATCTGCCTTAGAATCAACAGGAATAACTTTTATTGAAGGCCTATTCATCCGCTGATCACCAACTACCTGATCAATATAGACTGGCATCTTGTTAACAGTAATACAAGGCCTTCCTTCCGATTCTCGTTCAACTCTAATAGCCTCTGGCCACTGCTTACCTTCTACAGCAATGAACTCTAAATCTTCTTTTGCCGCTTGACGATTCTCATTATCTTCGTCTATTGCCTTTCGAAGACGATCATGAGCTTCCTTAAGAATCTTTTTATCTTTCTCTGATGGTGATCTCATTAGTGCCCCACATTTCTCTTAATCCCAACAGTTTTACCATCTCGAATCAGTCTATTAACAGCTCGATGCAGACTATCTGCTCGAATAATCTCTGCGTAGATCTCCGGATTTACTGGATGATAATCCCACACAGTCCCTCCTCTAAAAGTGACCGTCAGAATATTTCCTGCTTCTCGGTATTCAAGATGTTCAATGTGCTCAAAACCCATCTTAATTGCCCATCCAAGCAGTAGACCCAGCACCCTCATTCCTATAGTTTCTTGCAGGAACTTCCTCTTCCTTTTCTTTTGGGAAAACTCTCGTAGCATCATTATGAAAATACTCAGTTAATCCAAGAGCATCAGCAATATTCGGAGAAGGAATACCACGAGCCTTTAAATCCTTCTTACGTTCTATTATATATCCACCATGAGCATTGAAGGTATATCTGACAGTTGCTAACTCACTTGCAAGTTGCTCTCCAAGTGTCTCAGTTTCACCTTCAACCTTAGTATTTGGAAACGAGTATTTTCCAAGTAGACAATTATCTCTAACTCTGACCCATAATTCATCTCTCAGACGATTATACTTTGTAATATCGCTCGACGCAAGAGCCACGTTTACTTGGTACAGGTTTCTCATGTTATGCTTTTCAAGCCAATCAGCTACTCCAGCACCAACACCGATAACATCTATCGCACAACCATCTGCGCTGAGTTCCTTATAAGTCTGATTGATAAATCCACCGAGATCAATAGTATTAAGTTTTCTAAATGTTTCCCAAGGGAATATCTTCAGTCCCTGTCTTGGAAGAATGACAGAAGCATCATCACCATAACGAGCTACATCTACTCCTAAGTAAAGTGGCTCATCTTCTGCTACTTCAAACTCCTGACCAACGCACTGCTGTGCAGTCCACAGAGGAATCAGAGTATTCTCATCTTGCAGTGGTGGATTACCCTCAACACGAATTCTAAAGACGTTCGAGTCAACACCATACTTCCGCGCAAAATACTCAGGCATTGACTTATCTACATTAGTAGATTTCCTTGAGTCCCAGTGCAGCTTACACCAGTCATTTTTAATTGCTGCATGAAAGTGCGTATCGTAAAAATACCCAGAGTTCTTAGTCATGTTTCCAATTAGAAGAACTCTATTATCTGCCTGAGTCATTGCACCTTCTAAAGGAATAAAGGTTGGATCAGGAATTCCACTTGCCTCATCACATATAATAAGAAGATGATCTCCATGAAGACCTGCAAGTGTTTCAGCCTGCTCTTCTTTCGTTGCACGAACTGAAGGAGAAATAAACCTTATCCACCACTCTTTAGGCGCTTCCTTATGAAAGATAATATCTTTCTGAACCTTAAACTCTTCAGAAACAGTTGACTGTCTAAGCCACTTAGATAACTCTGACATCAGAATATCTCGTAACTGCCTGTTTGTTGGAGCAGTACATGCTACCTTCGCGTATGGCCTGGTTGTCATAAACCAAAGGATAATCCACGACGCAGCAGCATCTTTACCAACGCCATGCCCACTACGAACTGTTACTCTTTTTTCCTTAGATACATTCATCAGTAACTCAATTTGTTGCTCCGTAGGAGTTACTTGAATACACTCCTTTACAAACTGCAGTGGTGAGTCTTTCCACTCCTTCAGTTTGTTCACGACAGCTTTATTAATGTTGGTTATTGGTATTTCCATCTTACCCATTTACCCGCTTACAGAAGTTATTAAACCAAGATAAACTTGCATCATACTTAACTTTATTAATTACTTCTTTCATAAACTTACTCCACACCTTCATTCGCATTTCACTGGTAAGCTTCTGTTTAACCTCAGAAGCTTTTAATGAGTTTAGGTAAGTAATTCTTGCATGACATCTCTCACATAAATACTTAACTAAGTGTGGTTTATAAGTAACATGATGAGGATGAAGCTCTTTCCAAGAACTTTTTTGTGTTTTACACTTAACACACTTATACCTACTGTCAAGTTCTTCAAGAGTCTTACCTCCAAATATTTTACTTAGTAATTCTTGTGTACTCATAACCTATGTTGCCTATTGCGTCGCACAGCGACGCTTCGGGATTTACTACCAAACACCAGTGGGTCAGGACTGATGAGGCGTGTTTGTCTCAGGTCGCTTCCCAGCGTTGCCTAATCTGAACCTTATCAATCCTAACTCTACTGGAATCATACACCAGAAAGGTCAATAAATGACCCTTTGACTGTTAAAAATTCTGATCATCAAGGAGGGCAAGATCTTTACACTCCCCATTTCCATCCTCAGGATTCATATCATCGTACTGTGCGTCTGTGTAGGTTTCTGGGGCCGGGGTTCCATTCTTCAACGCCGACTCCTGCTTCTCCATGTAAATCAAGTGAGCTACAAGCCCTTTGATCTCACTCGGCTTTCCCTCGAGATTTAGTTCCTTGTCTTTTAATATCTTATAAGACATTACAAGGTCTCGAAGGGGAGCGTCGTTAATTTTCTGTGGTGTGATTGCTTCAAGGACTCGGGCCTGTAGCTCAGTTAATTGAAGGGATTGAATGACTCTATACTGGAGTAGGAGACCCTGCTTTTGCTGAAGGTCTGCAATACGCTTACGAAGTGTTACAGCAGAGATCCCGAAAATGTCAGCGATCGCGGGAGGCTTCTCCCCACGTGAGAGCAGGTCAAGAACCGCTTCCATGTCAACATCAACTGGTGGTCTGCCGCTTCCTTCTCCGCCCATTACTCTACCTTACCTCACCACACAAGTTTTCATTCCGTACTCTTCTACTGCAAAGCAGCAGCCCTTACCGTTCGACTTGTATCTCGTACAAGATAGCTCTTCATCACTACTTGCTCCGCAACGATAGGCTGCTACCAACTTCTTGTAATCTCTTTTAAATATAGGAGTACTCGAGCTTACTCCGCAATCAAAAATCTTTACTAATGCAGTTTCAGTGTCGTCTACTTTCCTATTCATATCTATACTACTACCACACTTTTCTAAGAAAGTCAACTGTTTTTTAATAGGCTCACCCCTACCTACATTAAACTTTGTTCTCAGCTGAGGTTTTTGAAATTTTGACTTTGGGGGAATAGGGGTAGATTTTTTCGCGCGCGTGAATTTACTTGGCCCATGCACCCCCCAGTGCGGTTGGCATAGTCATTTCCATCACGAGATTTTTCCATGCAAACTCTGTGCCACCACGTAATCCAGACAACAAACATGGCTGGCATGGATATTGCACTACATTATTATAGCC